GACGACGACGACGAACTCGACGACGACGAACTCGACGACGAGGAACTCGACGACGACGACGACGAACTCGACGACGAACCGCAGTCGCATTCGACGACGCGAAGGATCCGCCAGAACGGCTTTTCGCCGTTGTCCCGCGGGTATTCGTAGCGAGCCTCGACGACCGTTCCCGTGGGCAACTTCTCGCCCGACGGATTCCCCTGCGCCGCGTTGAACAACGCGACGACCGACGAGACGTCGCGGACCTCGACCGGATCCTCGCGGGGCGTGACCAGCTTGAACGACGCGCCGCAGCCCGATTCCGACTCCGCCGCCGCCAAGTAGACCTCTTGCGCCTCGACCGTGCCGCAGCTTTCGAGCTTTAGTAGCGTCCGAAAGAACGCGTCGCGGGGCGGCTCGTCCGGACGGTAGGGCCAATGGCCGGCGCCGACAGTGCCGCCGCCGCGCTCCACTGTCTCGACCGCCCGCGCAATGCGGTCCGCCGCCGACTTCGAAAAGACGACGACCGGGTTTCGGTTTGTCGCCTTCCGGGCCACTAGGAAATGCCCCCGAACCAGGAGAACGACGCTTCCGCGTAAGGATTCGCGCCCTGCCCGCCGTTAATCACTTGCGGGTAGCCCGGAGCCGGCCCGAGAACGCCGACGCCCTGCGCGAGCGCGACCGGCTCTTTTATTGGCCTTTTATCCTGCCCGAGGATTGCCGCCAGGTAATCGCCCGACGCCGTCGGCATCCCCTCGACGTCGACCTTTTGCGAGTAGCCGATGTCCAGCGGTTTCAAAACCCAGGTATCTTCCCGGTAGGCGAAATCGAACGTGACCTCCCAATAGGAAAACTGTTGCCCGGGAGCGCCTTCCGTTTTCTTTGCGAACCGGCCGCCCTGGCACTTCCAGGTTTTCGGGGGACAGCCGAGAAAAGAATCCGAGTTGATTTTGTTTGTGTAGTTCCGCAGCGCAGAGATTCCGGAGAAATCCGCGAAACAGCGCGTCAGCGAACAGGAAAACTCCGCTATCTCCATTGTCAGATCGGGCAGCGCGACGCCGGCCGAGTTTGTAATCGGCTCCCCGGTTATGTCCTTCCAGCACGGCCCCGACGACACCGAACTTCCGCCGGTCCAGACGTCCGGGGGAAGCGCCGTAGGGTCCGTGTCGCCGTCGCGCTTGGGCGTGTAGTAGCGGACCGTGAGCCCGTACAGAAGCAACGAATCGCCGCGCGGCTTGACGTCAAACTCCATCGCGAAAACGCTAGAGTCGTCCGGATGCGGCGACCCGAACGACACGCCCGCCGCCTGCGCAATCGCCGCTACGGACGTTCCCGGGCTATCGACCTTGATAGTCCAGCTGCGCGTATAGGTAACCGCCTCCCGGAACTTTCCGGATGCGCCGCGCTCGTCCGCGTTTTCCCGGACCGCAAGGATTCCCATTCACCACCCGTACTCAGTGACGTCTAGCCCAATGTTCGCCGTGTTGTAGGCAATCTCGCGGAGATGCTCGTTAGCCTCTTCCGCCGCATCCTCGCGGCGCGTCTGCGGCGCCATAAGACGGAGCATTTCGTTAACGCCCGCGCTCGAACGAATGTCGAGCCCCTTCGCGAGCTTCGCTTCGTCGATCGCGACTTTCGCCTCGACCTTCGGCTCGACGGTTTGTTTCGTCGCCTCGTCCGCCGACGTCCGCGCCCGCTCGACGCTCTCCCGGATCCCGCGGAATGCCGTCGTGACCGGCCCCGCGATCCGGTCGCCCGACGCCTCCGCACGCTCGCCGAACGCGTCCGCGAACAGCCGGCCGGCTTCCGCCGTGTTCGCCGTCATTGCGTCCGCGTAGGCCGTCGCGGTCGCGTCCATCGTGTCCGACCAGGCCCGAGCCCCTTCGGCCAGGTCGCCGGCGCCGGGAATGTAGTCCGCGACGTTCGCGATAACGTCCAGCAAACCGGATAACACGTTCGCGATGACCCGCCCGAACGCGTTGCCGACGACCTCGAACAGGGTAAAAACGCCCTGCGCCGCCGCGACGGCCCGGGAGAAAATGTCGACGACCGATGACCAATAGGCCGCGACGTTCTCCGCGTACTTCCAGACCTCCGGCATATTCTGGAGGAACCAATCCGCGACGCCGGCCAGGTAGTCCGCCCCGTCTAGAAGCGCGTCCGCGATTGCCTCCCCGATCGACTTCCCGCCGAAACCCGCGACGAAATCGACGAACGCTTCATTCAGCGCCGTAACCGCCGGAGCCAGGTTGGCGACGATTTGGGTAACGACCCCTTCGATAGCCTTGCCGACCATCGTAAAGGAATCATTCATTGCCTCGACGTTTTGACCCTGGACGTTCGTAAGCGCGAGCCCGAGCCGATCCGCCATTTCCATAGCTTCCCGGATCCCGTCGGCGCCGCCGGCGAAGAGGGGCAACAGGTCCGCCCCCGCCTTCCCGAAAATCGCGATCGACGCCGCGGCCCGCTCCGCCTCCGTCGGCAACTCCGCAATCGCCGCCGCGATCAGTTGGAACCGCTCCGCCCCGGTCGTTCCTTGCAGTTCGTCGACCGACAGGCCGATCCGGGCGAACGCCGCTTGCGCCGTCTTCGATCCTTCCGCCGCCATGACGAACGCCCGATCCGCTTTCGTCATCGCGCCCGCGATTTTGTCGACGCCGACGCCAGCCAGGTCGCCGGCCAGCGCGAGCCCGGACATTTCCGCGTAGGTCGTCCCCGTCCGGGCCGCGAGTTTCGACATAACGTCGACACTCTCCGCCGCCGCTTGCGTCATGCCGACCAGCGACTGCGTCGCGTTGGCGACCCCGGCCGCGATCGACCCGAACAGCTGCGCCCCGGAAATCGCCGTCAACGTCGACAGCCCGCCCCGGAGCCCGCGGACGTCCGCCGCCAGGCGGTCGAGAGCCGCTGACGCCTGCCGGGTTCCCGAGAGCAACGACGACGTATTCGCCGTGAAGACTGCCGCAATGCGACTTGTCGCGGTCATGCGTCACCCTCCCGGGCCGCCAACTGCGCCGCGAACGCCGGCACCTTCCGCAACTCCGCGAGCATTTCTTCCTGCGACTGCGGCCGGGGCGGTTCCTCGCCCGCATACGTTGGCAGGAACTTGTCCTCGAAACCCGCGTCCAGCTTCGCGCCGGCCGCCGTCGCCAAGAGCGTTACCATGCGGCCCGACCGCCGCCATTCGTCGCCCCACGGCCGCAGCGCGTAGAACGCCCACCACTCGCGGACCTGGTCGACCGTCAGCCGCTCCGCCAGCGCGTCCGCGTCCTCTTCGCCCAACTCCAGCGCCAGCGACATAAGAAAAACCCTCTCCGGCTGGCGCTCTAGGCTTTTTTTGCTTCCGGCTCCGGATGGACGCCGCGCAAAACCGTCGGCCATGCCGCCTCATACACCGCGACGACCGCCCCGGGCCGCATTTCCGCGACTTCCTCCGCCGTGAACATTCGCGACCCGTCCGGGTTCGCGAGAACCGCCGCCACCGTCTCGACAATCAGTTCCGTCGGCGGAGCCTTGCCGTCTAGCTCCCGGTGTTTCGCCACCAGCGAATGCCACTCCGCGAACGACGGGGACCGCATGGCGACCGCTCCGCCGATCTCTTCCACCGGAATATCCCGAACCGCCGGCCGCGCCAGCTTCGCCGCTACTTCATTCCTCGCGTCCATCGCACACCCTCCGCTATGTCAACTGAAACTCCCAACTCGACCGCACCAGTTCGCCGACCGAACCGTTTAACGTGACTCGAGACAGAAACGCCGGGTAAGCAACGCCGCCCCAGGCGCCGCCGATAGACAACTCGCCCATCATGCCGACGTCCGTAGCCGCGACCGTAGGGGAGCCCAATACCTCGACCTGGACCGTCCCCGGCTCGACCGGCCCGGGCTCATACGCCCGAACGACCCGGGCATCCGCCGCGGTCCCCCAGACGACCGCCCCTAGATGCGTGACGTCGTTCGGGGAGCAACTCGCGGGGGTCACGGAAAACCGAATCAGTCCGCCGATAAAGAAACCGGCGAACCAAAGCTCCGTTCCCTGCGAATCGGGGAAATACTTTTCGGATTTCGACTGTGGCACCGCGAGCCCTCCCGCGAGCCATTAGGCCGACCGAGCCACCGGCGCCGCAGGGGCCGACGTCGTTTCCTCCGCCGCCTTAATCCGGAACGACGCCGTACCCTTGAGAACGTCGCCGACGTTCGCCTCGACCTCGTATTCCGTACACCAAGCCATGCCCGAAATGTTCAGCTTGGCGCAGGTGATTTCGTGCGGCGCTTCCTGGTCCGGTTCTTCCAGGCCCAGGAACGACACCGTTATGACCGGCTCCGTCCCGCTCGCCGTGTCGCCGATCAGCGGGGGATCCTGGTAAACGCGTTTCGAGCCCGACGGGAGATTCACCGTCGAAACGTCGATTTTGTCGCTCTCCAGATCCGGGCCGGACTTCTTTTTCTTTACGCTCGTCGCCTCGAACGTGACGCCGTTGAACGTAAAAATAGTGCCTTGGGAATCGGGAATCGGCATTCTCTAGACCCCTTCGCGGAACCGGACTTCGAACGTCAGGACGACGGAATAGGTGGGTTTGCCCTCCCCTGCGAAATCGACGACGTCGCCGTCGGCTTCGTCCGTCAGGGTGGCGCGCTCGATTCTGACGCCCCCCTCTTCCCCCTGGAAATCATCCACCGCGAGCCGAACACGCTCCGCTAGTTCCTTCGCCCCCGTGTAGGTGTCCGCGTAGACGACTATCGAAAACGTCGCCACGGGGACGCCCGGGTTCGCCATCGTCGACCGCTCCCGCTCCGTCCCCGTCCTCTGGTAGACGACGAACGGGGTAGCCGCGGCCTCCGCCGCCTGGACCGGGAACGTCCGACAGCCGGTCGCGTCTTCGATGGCGGCGCGGAGCCAGGTTTCCGGGTATGCCACAGTCAGCGCCTCCGCTTCTCTAGGTACTTGGGCAGTTCGCGGGCCGCCGCCTCCAGACCGGCCGCCAGGTGGAGCGACATACTCGACGCAATGCCCGGAGCCATCGACAGGAACAGCGACCGCAGAAACCAGCGGGGCGACACGGCGCCGCGGTTCGCGCCGCTCTTGCCCGCCTTCCGGGCCGCGGTCCCCGCCTCGACCCATAGGGCATGATTCCCCTTCCCCTCGCCGCGCCGGAACGTCACGCGCGAGACGAAAGAACCGTGGTCGACCTTGTTCGTGAACTTGGTCACCGTGACGATCGACCGCCGCAGCCGGCCGGGGCGGTTGACGTTCGGGGGTAACTTCTTCCCGGCGGCCCGAGCCGCCGCCGCCGCCACCCGGGCCGACCGCTTCGGCTTGCCCTTCGGCGTCGCCGCCCGGAGCGCCGGCACAAACGGCTTAACCGCCCGATTCACCGCTGCCTTGATATGCTTTCGCGCGAGCGCCTTCGGGAGACGCCGGTAGCCGTCCGCCAGCGCCCGGCAGTCGTCCGAGTAGGCCCGGGAATCGAACAGGAGGAACGGCTCCGCCATTAGCCGCGCTCCTCGCACTGTAGTTCGTGTTCCTGCCGGTGGCCCCGCTCGACGATCCCCGAGATATAGAGAATGCGGTCGTCCCGACTCGCCCAGCGAATCCGCATCGAACCCAGGATCCCGGGGACGTACCGCAGGCGGACGGTATGCGATAGCTCGCCGCCGGTTTGCTGCCGGCGGACGGTTTCCGAATACGAAACCGCCTCGACACTCGCCCGCCTGGTCGCGAACCGCCGCCAGCTTTGGACCGACTCGCCGAACGCGTTTCGCGTTTCGATCGGTTCCTCGATCACGACGACCTCGCGAAGGGGGCCGGCTCGCATTCAATAGCCCCCGTCCCAGGATTCCGACGCGAGCAACGCGTCGACCGCCAGGGGCATAACGACCGCCCCCGACTCCGTCGCCACAGCCTCCCGGTTTTCGTACCAGGACGCGACCAGCATTTTGAGCGCCGCCCGGACCTGCGCCGGGACTTCCTCCGCCGTCCGGACCCCCGCCCAGAATCGGACGTACACGCTCGTCTCGCAGCAAGCCCCCGGCCAGCCGGTCCGGGTCCGGAGCCGCGCCGGCCAGCGGTCATCGTCGACGACGTAGGCCGACGGGTCGACCGTCGTTTTGACGCCGTCGCCGTTCCGGAAGAAAACCTCGAGCGGATGCTCCGCGTCAACGTAGACCGGGGGCATCGGCAGCGGGACGCCGTCGCACGAACAGCCGCACCCGACGCCGACTAGACGCGCCTGCCAATGCGTCAGCGTAAGCGCACGCCCGAGCCGGCTTTCGATCATGCGCCGGCCGGCCGCAATCCACGCGACCATCTGCGCGTCGTCGTCCGCGACGTCGACCGGGACGCGTAGGTGTTCCTTGACCTCGAACAGCGACACCGGCTCGACGACCGGCTCCGCGAGCCGGCGGAGCGAATCGTAAGACAACGCCGAACGTCCGCCGCAACTCATCGCGCCGCCTCCCGGGCCGGGGGCCGCGGGCTCTCCGCCCGCCGAACGTCGCCCGCGACCTGGTCGCCGAACAACGCCGCTTGCCGCTCCGGACGAACTAGACCCGCCTCCGCCCAGGCCGCCGCCTGCGCCGCGGGGACGTCGGCCGCCTCCGCCTTGCGATAGCCCCGGAAGTTTTTCAGAAACACGACGCGCACCCGCCACCCTCCGGGAAGAGAAACCCCCCGGCGCCGAATCCTTCCGGCGCCGGGGGGCAGAATCACGCCGCCGACTACTTCGACGACTTGGGCGCCGTCGGAGCCGGGGCCGACCGGGACGCCGGGGCCGTCGACTCGCCGCCGGCCAGCGGCGCCGCGCCGGCCGTCAGCTTCGCGACGTAGGTGGGCGAATGGTTCGCCCACGCGTAGCGAGCCGTCCCGACGAAAACCGTCTCGTCGTATTCGATCGCCCGCTCGACCGAGGCCCGAATCTGCAAGCCGGACGGCTTGTAGCCGATCGCACAAGCCGAACCAAAATCGCCGTACACCGCGAGCGTGTCGGCCGGGAGATCCTGCGACTGATAGACCGGGGCGCCGTAGACGACCGGACGGACCGCGTCGCCGATGCTCGCACCGATGGCGCCTGCCGCGACGCCCATGATTTGCCCCCAGCCGGCCGGGCTCACGACCCAGGCCCGACCGCGAGCATTCGGGTTCACGACCGAGACGACCCGGGACAGGGTCGCGGCGTCCAGGCCCGTCGACGGAACGCTGACGACGTTCGCCGCGGGGATGAGCCCCAAAAGGCCCAAGATCCCGGCCGCCGTGTCACCCTGCAGCCAGGTCTTATCGAGCTTCCGGGCGAACGCGTAGGCGAACTGGGCCGCCACCAACTGACCGACGGACACGAAAGCGTCCTCCATCAGTTCGTTCGAAACCTGCGCCCGGGCGCCCATTTTCTTCAAGTCGAGCAACGCGCGGCTCCCGCCCATCGTCACCGGCTTGATCTCGCAGTTTTCGAGGTAGAACTCCGCCTCGTCCATCATCTCCGCGATCGGGATATACATCCCCGGGCCGCTCACCGCGTAGGTCGAACAGACCTGCGTGGCAATCGACGTATAGGACAGGAGATTCAGCACGCCCCGGTAGACGTCGTTCGTCACCAGTTCCGAGCCGCGCCCGTCGTAGAGGGGCGACGCCTCGCCCATCGCGTTGGGCTCCTCCGTCGGCGTCGTGAAGTCGCCGCGCAGTTCGCCCCGGGCCAGAGCCCGCAGGAACCGCCCGGCCCGAGCCGCATCCTCCGCCGTGTCGAACCCGCGGACGTTGCCGAGCGTCAGTGCCGCACGCTTCGCCGGAGCCGGAGCCGGGGCAGGGGCCGGGACGATCACGCCCGAGGCGGTCGCGGCCGAGCGAACGGCCTCCGCCTTCGCCCGAGCGTCCGCCGCCTGGTTCGCCACCGCGAGCCGGCCGCGGATCGCGTCGACCTCGCCGACCAGCTTCTCGACCTCCGCCGATCGGGCTTGCTCTTCCTGGACGTCGGCGCAGGTCATGCCCATGACCGCGTCCAGCTCTTGCGTCTTCCGCTCCAGATCCTCGACCAGCTTCGATTGCGTGGCATTCATGCCGGACGGCTCCCGTATGACTTTTGCCGGGAACCCTTGCCCGGACATTGCACCGGAAGGTAAGCGCCGCGCCGTTGCCCTGGAATATTCGCCGCGACTATTCCACCGCGGCCCGGAACCGCGCCGCATTCCATTCGATGAACGCCGCCAGCTTGTCCCGGTCCGGGTAGTCAGGGTCAACACGGTCCGCGAGCGCGAGCATGGCCCGACAGTAGCCCTCCAACTCCCGCGCGTGACTCTCCGTTTCCTCGCGGCGCGTGAGCCCGAGTTGTCGACGGGCGAAGGTGCCGTGGACGTAGGCAACCCATTCCTCGACGAGGTAGATCGGCTCCCGGTCCCAATCGCGCCGTTGCTCGACGAGGTACAGGTCGAAAATCCGCCCGCGCTTGTCCGCCGGGATCGACCGGGCAACGTCGCCAATCGTCAGCCGCGGATGCCGGAGCGACACGCCGCGACCGTCCAACAGGTAGATAGCGTGCGCGCCGGGAACCTTCGGAAGACGAACGCACGCCCCATGCGTCCCTTCATGCGTCCAGGTCACCAGGTCGCCGGGGTCCGTCTGGTCCCGCCAGTATTCCGGATCCGGGAGCCGCGCGAGAACGTCCGCCAGGACCGGCGGATCCGACCGCATCGGCCGGCCGACGACCGGCGGGCCGGGCGTGAACTCGAACCCCGGGGCCGCGGGAGCCGGCGGAGCCGGGGGCGGCGGCGCCGGCTCGACCAAGAGGGCCGGCCGAGGGGCTGCGCGAGCCGGGAGGGGCTGCGATGGTGGGACCACCCCCGCGCCCGCCGCCAGCCACCCCGGCCGACTTTCCGAGAGAAACGCCGACAGTATCAGCGCGAGAGCCAGACGACGCACGGCCGGCCCTCCGGGCGGCGCTTGCCGCTATTCCTTCGCCGCCCGGTACGCGTCGCGGGCCGCCTGGACCGCGTTCCGCTGCGTGGCTTCCGCATTCGCCCGGCGACCATGCCGGTAGCTCTGGTGTTCGAGCCGCGCGGCCTTTTGCGTTTCGTGCATTTCCTTCCGCGCGTCCCGGTACTGGCGGATGAGCCGGTCCGGTTGCTCGCCCTGCCCGGGAGCCGTCACGCCGCACTGTCCCGACTCGCAAGCCGGAGCCGGGGGCGGCGCGTCGACCTCGACGAACTCGCGAACCAGGTAGCGGACGACCGGGGACGACTGCCCGCCGTCGGCAAACCCGCGAGCCTCCGCCGGATCCGGGGGCGCCGCCACAGGGGCCGGAGCCGAAACCGGGGCAGGGGCCGCGCCCGGGGCCGGAGCCTGGACGACCGACCGCGACGCCGCCGGGGCCGGAACCTCGACGACCTCCGGAACGATTTCGACGACCTCCCGCCGCGCGACCGAGCCACCCGCCGAGCCGTAGCCCGCCGGGGGCGCCGAACGGGTCGAGCCGCCACCCGCCGAGCCGTAGCCCGCGGCCGGGGCCGAGCGCGTCGAGCCGCCATGCGAACTCCCGCCGCTCGAACCGTAGCCGCCGGCACTCGCGATACCCGCGAGGATGACGACGAGAACGACGCACGAACCGCAAAGGCTAAAGGCAGACCGCATAGGATGACTCTCCCGGGAACTACTGAAACGATTGTGTCCAATAAAGGCGACCATCCGCAGCCCGGGCGCAACCTACACCGATCGACGTTGCCCGTGAACTCAAAATATTCGCCCGGTGTCCGCGGCTATTCATCCAGGAAGACATGACCGACTCCGGGGATTCCTGCCCGCAAGCGACGTTTTCCGCGTAGCCGTTTTTCGAGTGATACATACGCCGACGGTTCGCTTGCGTCTGACTCCAGTTTCGCGAGACGTCCATAAGCATCGGCGACGCCGACAGCGGCGGGAGCCCGCGGCGCCCGCGCTCTTGGTTCACCAGGTCGACGACCCGCATTTCAGCCGACGACCCAACGGGCCGGGCGACGACCCGCGGCGGAGCCGGGGGCGCCTGCGCGACTGCCGGCGCGACAATGGACGCCGTCCGCACGGGCGGCGCCGCCGGGGCCGGGGGAACCGGCGCCACCGACTGCCCAAACAGAAGCGCCACCAAAAAACCAGCGCCGGCCGATCCGACGCAACTAGTGTTGATCCCGCGGTCCGTCGCCATAGATCACCGCTAGAAGTAGTTCCCGGCAGATCCGTTCCGCCTTTGGGTTCCCGTGTTTCGCGCAGCGGTCGCGCAGGTCGAGGATTTCCGCGACCGTCCGCTTCTCAAAATCCCGCCGGTCGTGAATCCTGCCGGCCAGAGCCGAGACGATCGGCGCGAAAGCGCCGCCGATGCCCGGGAGCAACAGGAGCAACACGCCGACGAACAGGACCGCTTGCTGCGTCGAAAGAAAATCCACCGCGTCAGCCTCCCCGGGCAACCGCCCGCCACCGCTCCGCCTCCGCCGCCGCCCGCACCGACGCGGTCCGCGCCAGCACCGACCGCCAGGTCCGCCGGTCACGCTCGACGACCTCCGCCCGGAGCGCGTCCGGGTCCGCCGCCAGCGGCGCCGCCGGGGCCGGGGCCGACGCCGTCAGCGACCGCCATACTTCCAGCTTTCGAAGACTCGCGACCGTGTCCAAATAGGCCGGGGTCGTGACGAGTGAAACGTCGAACAGCCCCGAAACCGCCCGGATGGTCCGGATCGTCTGCCCGCTCTCGTCGACCGCGAACGACTCATCCGCCGGGTCGACAGTGAACGCGAAACTCGCGCCGTAGACGTCCCCGCGAGCCACCAGCGCCCCCAGATCCCGGGCGAGTTGAGTATCCGGCGGGTCGATCCCGAACAGGAGCCCGCGGTCGTCCGTTTCGAGCGTGAGCGTCCCGCTCGACGTCCGCCCGAGCAACTGCCCGGGGTCGTGATTCCAACAGGCGATGCAATCGTTGGCGCGACGGGCCGCCGCCGACGGCCGGCCGGGGGCCGGGAACTTTCGGGACAGCACCGCGTCGAACGCCCCGGGCAACAAAACCTCCCGAAAGCCGCCGAGATCCTGCGACATACGATCGAATACCGCCGCATACCCGCGGAACCGGCGCCGGCCGTCGCCGCGATCTTCCACCGCGACCGCCTCCGGGAAATCCGCGACCGCCAGCGCCCGCCGTTCAATCTCCATTGTCGCCGCCTCCGTTGTCCGCCGGTTCCGTCTCGACCGCCGGCGCCGCCGCCGGGGACGCCGCCGCGCCGGCGACGATCGCCGACAGCGGCGCGAGATTGTTCGCCGGGAGGTAGTATTCGTCCGCGCCGGCCGAAACGATCGGCGGCATATCCTCCAGGCGGCGAATGTCGTTCGGGCTCAAAACGCCCAGCGCCGCGAGCGCCGCGTAGTAGCTCGCCCGCGCGGCCGAATCGCCGCGGAGCATCCCGCGAACGTCCAGGCCGATCGAATAGCCCGGCATCCCGGACAACAGCGACCGCTCGAACGCCGACTCTACCCGCCGGCACCAGGCGACAAGCGTATTTTGGAGGAACGACAGTTGCTCTTGCTCCGCGTTCGAGAACGTCGACCGGCTGTTTTCGCCGATCATCGAACAGGGAACCCGCATCGCCCGGGCGATTTCCTGGACGAGGAACACCCGCATTTCGATCAGCTGCGCCGACTCATTCGACGCGCCGGATAGTTCCTTGATCGTGACGCCGTTCGGAAGGATCGCCGTCCGGCCGGCGTTCGCGCTTCCGCGGTGCATCCGCTCCCAGTTTTGCCGCAACGAATCCTGAGCCTCTTTCGGAATCGGCTGGTTGGATTCCATGACGATGCCGGGCCGCGCGTCGTTTTCCCAAAACTTCCGCGCGTAGGTGTCCATCGACCGGGCCAGTTGCAGCACGCCCGCCGACAGCGACAACGGGACCATGCCCATATACCCATTGTCCGACAGGAACCGGACATGAACGACCTGGTCGTCGCGATACTCCGCCGCCGGCAACCCGGGCTCCCGGTGCGCGTAGAGGATCGCGTTATTCTCCAGCCGGCGGGGCTCCATGTAGGCCGGATGAATCGGCCATATTTCCGCGAGCCGGCCGCGCGTGTCGAATACCTTCCGCCCGTAGCCGTTGCCCCAACTCGCCGTATGCGCGACGAGCGTCTCCCGGAACTCGAACGACGATTGCCAGCCGTTCGGCCGATCGTGCAGGATCGCATACAGCGGATGGTCGACCGCCCGCTCTTTCGTCCCGTCCGCGTTCACCCGGTACAAGTGGAACGGGAGTTGAGCGACCGACTCCGCCAGCACCCGGACACACGCCAGGAACGCCGAAACCTGGAGCGCGAGAACCGGGTTTGCCGGCGACTGCCCGCCGAAAGAGTCGCCCCAGTTAATCGGCGGGAGCGTCGTGCCGCCCCAGGCCGACCGCATTTCGATCAGCTGCGCGCCGTGGTCGAAAACGTAGTCGTCGCGGGCCTGGTCGATCATAGTTCAATCAGTTCCCACGACTGCGACGCCTTCACCTGCGCCGTCGAATAGAGCCCAAGCGCCATGACCAGCGCGACGATTCCGTCGATTTTTTCCCGTGACGCCTTTTTGCTTGGGCGTATGTTCCCGTTCGCGTCCTCTTGCGTCGCGACATTGCCCGCCATCCAAGCCAGGACGGGCGACTGATGCCGCAGCTTCCGACCGACGACCAGGGTTTCCAGCAACTTCGAAGGGGCCGACAAACTGCCGAACCCTTGCGAGAAACCGTACACCTCGACCCCGTCCCCTTGAACTTGCGTCATCGTCGCCGCCGCGTTCCAGCGGTCCGCCGCCAGGCCCATAACCTGGTGCGCCGCCGCATACTGGCGGATATGCTCCCGAACGACCCCGTAGTCGCAGATATCCCCGTCCGTGCCGACAATCCAGCCTTCCCGCATCCATTGCGCGTAGGGGATCCGGTCCCGTAGCTCCCGCTCCGCCGCATTCTTCCGCGGGATGAAAAACCGGCAATCGACGTCGAACGACCCGTCGCCCGACGGATCCGGGAACAGCGCGACCAGCGCCGTAATGTCATAGGTCGACGCCAAGTCGAGCCCGAGCCAGCACGGCCGGCCGGCCAGCGGCTCCCGGGGCGGTTGATTCCCCTCCGCCCAAACCTCCGGCGAAAACCAACGGACATCCGACTGCGTGGGGACATTCATCCGATAGCGCAGCCATGAGTTGAGCGCCGCCGGCCGCGCCCGGGCTTCCGCCGCATCCGCCGCGAACGACTTCTCCGAAATCGTCACGCCGAGCGACGGGTTAGCCTGCCGCCATAGCTTCGGCTCGAAATACTTCTCCGGGTCCGACTGTTCCGGAGCCGCGTAGATTTTCCCGAAAAACGTGGGGTCGATCGCCGGGTCCGCCTGGACCCGCTCCGCCCATTGCCACTGATCCCACCAAATCGCATTCGGCGAACGATCGAAACCCGCCGTCGAAATCGACACCAGGAGGCTCGCGCGCCGCGCCGCGCCCGCGTAGCGGAGCGCGTCGAATAGCCGCCGGTCCCGCTGCGCGTGTAGCTCGTCGAATAGGACCGCCGACGCGTTAATACCCTCCGCCCGGAAGTTATCCCCGGAGAGTACGGAATAGCGCGAGAAACTCCGCCGATGGACGATCGTGTTTCGGCTCTCGACGACTTCAAGGTGTTTCGCGAGGAACGGGGACGACTTCACCAGCGCGAAACATTCCCGCGCGATGATGCCCGCCTGAAACCGATCGGCCGCCGCCGAATAGACCTCCGCGCCGGGCTCGCCGTCCGCGAAGAGGAAGTAGAGCGCGAGCGCCGATAGAAGCGTCGACTTGCCGTTTTTCTTCGGCGTGAAAATCGCCGCCGTCCGATAGCGGCGCCGCCCTTCCGAATCGACCCAACCGAACAGCGGTTCGAGAATGTCCCTTTTCTGCCAATCCATGAGCCGGAACGGCTCTCCCGCCCATTGCCCCTTCGAATGGATGCAGAACGATTCGATGAAACGGACGACCCGGTCCGCTTTCGCCTGGTCAAAGACGTAGCCCGGGACGTACTCCGGCCGATCGTGGCCCGGGGGCCGCCGAGCCGGCCGCCGCCGCGAACGCTTCGCCATACGCTAGGTCGCCTCCCGGAGAAACGCCGCCATCGGGTCCGCCTCTTGTTCGTGGACCGCGGCCCCCGCGCGGCTCGACGGGGTCAGCCCGAACTCGACTTCCAGGCGGAGCAACTGCGCCGAATACTGCAACAGAAGCGCCGACTCCGGGCGGGCCGCGATCATGCCCGACGGCTTTTCGTAGGTCTGCCCCTGCCGGCGGACGATTTCGTGACATTCAAACCAGAGCGCGTAGAGCCGGCAGTAGCGCGCCCATGTCTCCCGCTCCGCCTCGCCCCATACCCGCATGGTCGCGAGGATCGGGACCGACTCCCGCCATTTTTCGAGCGCGGCCCCTTCTAGATCGGCGGGGGGTTCGAGCCCGGCCGGCGGCGACTTGGGTTCGGCTTCCTGGATCGCCCGTAGGTTTTGTTTCGACGGGTTCCCTTTAAGAATCTTGAGAACCGTCGGCGTCGCCTTCCGTCCGCGGGTTGCCATAGCTTCCCCCGTGATTCTGTTTTCGGAACTACGAAACGAAACCGGAAACGCTTCGGATTTTCCCGGCCATCCTCGAGGCGGGAGGCCCGAGGTTTTGGTTAGGTGGGGGTCCAGAGAGCGACCCCCCGGGGTGGGGGGGGTGGGCCTCTGACGGGGCGCCGTATGCCGGCGCGGGTTGTCGCCCTCCAGGATGCCGGCGGCCGGCAGCGTGTCCCGCTTCGCCGTGTTGCATCCCGCGCACAATAGTTGGACGTTGTCCATCGTGTGACCGTGCCGCGTGTTCCCCGGATGCCCGAGGGGGACGATATGGTCAATCGTCGGACTTCGCGGGTCCGCCTCGACTTCGCCGAACAGCGGCGCCGACCGGAACGTGTAGGACTTCAACGTCAAGACTCCACAGCACCGGCAGCGCCCGCGGTCGCGACTGCGGACACGGGCGAGCGTCACCCGCGGATCGTATGGCAACGCCTTAGATTTGCACCGCTTGCGGTGTTTGCCCTTCCGCCGCCGCTTTGCCTCCCGCTTGCATTCCTCGCAAGCACCGCGTTTCCTGAGCCTCCCCAGGTAATCCGCACCGCAGAAGCGACAGGCGACCATTGCGGGCGGAAACCGGCATTCCTCACAACAAAACCGCGACCATTGCCGCGGGTTCGGGCCGCCGCACCGCTCGCATTTCTTTTCGGCCAGCGCGGCCGACCGTGCCGCCGCCAGCAACTCCGCGCGGGCCGCCGCAGCCTGCAACCGCTGCCGTTCGGAAACTCCCCACGCGTCACCACAAAACCAATCGGACAAATCCGCCGCGACGACTTCCGGGCGGCGCTTGTGGGCCGCCGACCTCCATTCGCCCCAGCACCGCTTCGAACAAAACCGACCCGCGTCAATAAGCCTTCCGTCCGGAGCGCGGCGGGGGCGGTCGCGACGGAACCCGCCGCCGCATTGTTCGCAAACCCGTAGTTCCATTCCCCGAACTTACGCCGCATCACTGCACCCGTCCAGCTATTGCCGGCGCCGTTGCTCGTCTCGAATCTTCCGCCCGTGGCATGACGAACAGCGCGTCGCCAGGTTCGCGGGGTCGTCGGTGCCGCCATCCTTGAGCGCGAGGATATGGTCGACGTGCGCCGCCAGGCCGACGACGACCCGCGAGCAATCGGCACAGGTATACGCGTCGCGAACTAGGATCGTCTGCCGCAACGCCCGCCAATGCGGCGTAAGGTAGTGGGCATTGTGGCCGACCGGCCGCGCTTTCGTCCGGAGCCGGGGCGGGCGGAATGCGGGCGGGCGGTTAGGCATTCGCCGGCCGCTCCGCGTTTTCGCCGTAGGCCGCACGTTCCGCGTCACAGGCGGCGCGTACCGCATCCAGCGCCGCCGCTTGCTCCGCTGCAATCTTCTCTTCCATAGCCGCACGGGCGGCGGCTTGATTCTCCGCCTCGACCCGCGCCTGAGCCTCGCGGTCCGCTTCCGACATCGTTTCCGCCGCCATAGGTATCCCCTTAGAACGCTTGCAACGGGATCCGCTTCCAGGCGGTCGCCGTCCGGACATAGAGATAGTTTTCGTCCCACCGCATAGCCCCGACGGCTCCGGCCGCGCCGGACGTCCCCGGGGTGAACGCGACATTGCCGACGACAGCCGACGACGGGATCGAACCCGCCGCGAAACTATGCGACGTCCCCGCGCTCGTTATGTTGCCGACCACTTCGAGGGTCGACCGCAGGATCGTAGCCCCGCCGACCTCCAGCTTGACCGTCGGAGTCGACCAGCCGACGCCGAGGTTTCCGTCGATGGTAGCGCGGTCCGTCAACAAATAGACCTTCCGCCCGGTCGCGTCCTTGTTTTCGATGCCAACAGTCGCCGACGGCTTGACGCCGTCCGGAGCGATAACGACCCATTCCGACATGCAATCCAAGCCCGCGGCAGTAGGCGGGCCGAGCGCCGTAGCGTTTATGCGTGCTTGGACTCTTTCGGCGCCCGATGACGAGTGGACGCGCCAATGAATCGCCCCGAGCGAGTCGCCATTCTGGACCGGCAGCGGCGCGCCTTCCGTTCCTCGCCGTTTCATCAGATCCAGCCGCGGCCCGGTCGCCGCGTCCGAATAATGCGAGACGCGGGAAACCGTCTGCGCCTGGGAAGTCGACGCGACGTCAAGGATCATGCTCCCAGTATGCCGAATGGCAAGCGGGCCGGTCATCGTGTCGCCCGTGACCAAAACGTAGCGGTCGTCTAGTTCCGACTGCCGAACGAGAATCTTCCCGTCGCTCCCGAGCTTTGCGACGTTGACCGCATCCGCCGAAACGGCCGTCGGACCCTCCGGACCCTGCGGCCCGCGGATCGACTCCCAGCCGGAGCCCGTCCATACCAAAACGTCCGTCGCCATGCTCTCGCCTTCCATGTAGGCGGGCGGCCCCGGCACGTTCCGCCGGGGGCCGCCCGCAATGCTCGAACGTCCGGGGCTACTTCACAATCCACATTGCGCCGGCCGCAATCGGCGTCGGCTGCGTGAGTTGAACGTAGACCTCGTTGTTTCGACCGTCGGCACCCGCCGGGCCGGCCGGACCAGCGACGCCAGCCGGACCCTGCGGACCCTCGACGCCCTGGATTCCCTGGTCCCCCTTCGGGCCGGCCGGGCCGGCCTCGCCCTGGATCCCTTGCGGCCCCTGGATCGAACCGCCGGAAACCCACTCGCCCGCGACCGCGTCATAGACCCAGAAAGAATCATCCGCCTGGACGATATAGGAGTCGCCTTGAGCCGCACCGGCCGGGAGATCCGCTTCCGTCGGCACTTCGCCCTTGAAGTTGATCCCCAGGCCCGCCGGTCCCTGGATACCCTGCGGACCCGCCGGTCCGGCCGGACCCGCGGGGCCGGCTTCGCCTTGGATGCCCTGCGGACCCTGGATGCCGTCGGCACCAGCGGGGCCGGCGGGGCCGGCTTCGCCCTGGATGCCCTGCAACCCCTGCGGCCCCGGGTCGCCCTGCGGTCCGCGGATCGAAACCCACGACACACCGTCGAATACCAAAACGTCCTGCGTTTCACCCGCCATTTATCAGTCTCCGTTTCCCGAGGGGCCGATACCTTCCCGGCTTGAACGTCAAGCCATCCGAAAGCGTTTGGTATTGAATGCGGCGCCGACACAGGGTCCGCGGCGCCGGGGCCGCTTGAACGATTCGAGCCGGCGGCGATTGGAGCCAAATGTCGCCCTTTTCCGGCACCGCGGGGGCCGAAACTTGCGGCCCGAAAACCTCGACGCTATGACCGGGCGGACCAGGCGGCCCCGCTTCGCCGCCGCCAGCGCCGCCGGAAGCTATGGGCTTCCAGGTCGTGCCGTCCCAGTAATAGAGCGCGTCCGCCATGCGTTACGCCCGCGGGGAGATTTTGAACGAAACCGTCCGGCGGTCACGGTCCGGAGAGCCGGTAATATCTTCGAGTGTGCAGTCAAGCGAACCGTAAGCGTTAAAGGCCCAGGTCTTCGTAAACACGCGCCCTGTGTAGCCGTCGCGCGGCATTTGGACGCACCGAAACATAAAAGCCTCGTTCGGATCACCCTCCGGAATGCCCAGACGCGCCGTAAACTTGACCTCGTATCCCGGCAGATATTCAACGTCTACCGCGTACAGGTACGGAGGCTCCGCGGCCGCAGCTTCCTCCCAAACCAGCCGCCAAGCGCCGCCCGCCAATACATACATTTTTTTCGGCGCAACCCATACGCCGCCGACAAGCACCCCCCTTGGGGTCGCGGGCTTCCATGCGCCGGAGTTGAGAACTTGCACGGTCATTTAATACTCAACCCATAGGGTTCCCGCGTTCAGACCAGTAACCGCGGGGGCTGCGCCGCCGGCCGCCTGCGCGATAACACGCCCGTCGACGTAATCCCGCCGGACAGCCTCGCCGGCCGCGGGGGCGGTCGTCGGCAACTCGAACATCGCCGCCGTCGAGATTTTCGCAGCGGTCGACCCCCTTTTCAGAACCGGACCGCCGGCACCGAACCGCAGCGCGTCGCCCGATCCCAGAACCTCCAGCGTAACGCCGGTCGACACGCTCGCGCTTCCGCAGTTCACAAGGTTCGTCGTGCCGCTCCGAATCGCGATTCCGCCGGAGCCGCCGAGAATCGAAAACGTCGTACCCGAGACGAGCATGAAGTTAGAACCACTGGGGGCCGTTATAGCGCCCGTCATGGTCCCGCCGGCCAGCTTCAAAAACTGCGTCGCGCCGGAAATCGCCCCGTCGACGTACTTTTTATTAGTCAGGTCGTTATCGACTGCCGGCGGGAATGCCGTCTGTGGGGTGGCCGACAAAAACTGAAACAGCGCCGTCTGTGGGTCGACTACGAATGACTGTTTTCCGCTTGGCATGATGCAGCGAAATAGCACCGTGTCCATGTAAAGATAGGCGTCGACCCCGTTGTACCCGCCCGAGTAAGTCGACGGGGAAAACCGCAGCGGCCCCGACATAACGTCGCCGGATTTGTTGACGTAGTTCCCCGCCACGCTCGCCGTACAAACGCCGTTTGCGTCGATCGACAAACCGCCGCCGATTTTGATTCCGCCGAGCGTTGTCGCGCTTGCCGTCGGAAGCGCATAAGCCGCGGCGCCGACCTTCGCGTCGACGTATTGTTTCGTGGCCGCGTGGAGATTCGCCGTAGGATCGGCCGGCAGCGCGATCGGCTTGTAGGACGTCACCGCGTTGACGCCGAACTCGCAAAGATTCGTCGTTCCGCTGCGGACCATGAGCCCGGCGGTCGAGCCGATAAGGTTGAATCCGCTCGTCGTGTTCAGCGCGTTTATCCCGTTCGGGACGTTAATCGTCCCCGTCATCGTCCCGCCGACCAGCGGCAGATAGGCGCCCGACTGCGCCGCAACCGAAATCGTCCCGTCCGCCGTCACAGTGACGCCCGCGCCAATCTTCACTCCGCCGAGCGTCGACGTCGTCGCCGGGGGCAGCGCGTAAGGGGTCGACGCCGCCGGCAAGTCTTCAAGCCATACCGTCCCGTCCGCGTTAATCGCCGAGACGTACTTCCCCGCCTGCGGATAGCTCGCGAACACGCCGCCGAGCGCCATGTCCTGCGGATACGGGATAGCCGTATAGATCAGACCGTCGGACCCGAGGCGCGACACGTTCCCGTAGTCGCCCGAAACCGCCGTCGGTCCAGCCTCCCCGGGGACGCCCTGCGGCCCGACTTCGCCCTGCGGCCCGGCCGGGCCGGGCTCGCCCTGCGGACCCGCGGGGCCGACTTCGCCCTGCGGCCCCGCCGGACCGGCGACGCCCTGCGGACCCTCGACGCCCTGCGGCCCCTGGACCGGGCCGGCATCGACCCAGCCCGACGTATCGTCGTCCCATACGAACCCATGAGCCGGCGCAGGATTCGAGACGACCCATAGGTCGCCCTGCGCCGCCGTCGCCGGCAAATCGGCTTCCGTCGGAACCGTGCCGCGGAACGTGATCCCGAGCCCGGGCGGCCCCTGGATGCCTTGCGGTCCCTGGATGCCCTGCGGACCAGCGGCGCCCGGCTCTCCCTGGATCCCCTGCGGACCCGCCGGGCCGGGGGCGCCGTCAACGCCCGCCGGGCCGGGCTCCCCCTGCGGACCAGCGGCGCCGTCGACGCCGGCCGGGCCGCGCTCGCCCTGGATCCCTTGCGGTATTTTGAAATCGAACCGCGCCCGCGTCTCGTTTCCGACGTTGACGACGGCCGCGGGTAGCCCGGGGGCAATCGTCGTCGTCGCGCCCGCTTCGATCGTCGCCGCCTCGCCCGGCGGCCCCTGCGGCCCGACGGGGCCGACGGGTAGCTCCGCATCCGGCGCGTTTAGCCGGATCCATAGGTCGCCGAGATCCCCGGGCGGCGGCGTCTCTTCCGAAACGATATGCGCGCCGCCATCCTCGCCGGGCGGCCCCTGGATCGGGCCGGTATTCACCCATTGCGTCCCGTCCCACGCGGCGCCGTCGCCGGGGTCGAATCCCTCCGGGGTTCCGTCCGGGGCAGGGTTCGGGACGACCCACAGGTCGCCGGGGGCCGGCGCTTCCGCCGGCGGCCAGGCTTCCGCGATGCCCTTGATTTGAACGCCCGTCCCCGGCGGGCCGGCCGGCCCCTCCGGGCCGCCCCAGACGACAATCTCCACGGCCCCCGGGATAACCTCGACGGCGGCGCTCTTGCCCTTGCTCTTGCTCATCGTCGCGTTATCTCCAACTGCCCGCAGATAGCCGTCTTCTCGACGTCGCCCGGAGCCTGCCCGATCATCCGCCAACGGTAGACCGCCGGCAGGAGCCCGCCGGTTTGTTCCTCCGTCAGCGACAGCGAAACGACGCCGTCGACCGCCCGGGACATATCGACCGCCATTTCCTCGAGCGTGTCGTCGTTCGCCTGGATCGACACCCACGCGCGGAACGAATGCGACGAGACGTCGATCGGGATCCGTTCGCCCGTGTCGCCGACGATTTGCCGGAAGAGAAACCAGCGGCGCCACTCGTCGCCGCAGCGAATGCGGAGCGTCAGCCGCGGCGGTTCGTCGTCGGCGGTCGCGTGTCGCGCCGGAAAATGCGTCATGCCCGCCCCCGTCACGAACGGAACCAGCTAGCCGACCGATTCCGCCACGCGTAAGGGTTCGCCGGAGCCGGGGGCGCAGGCCGCTTGCCGCGGGCTTGCTCCGTCTTCCGTTTCGCGGGCTTCTTCGCCATGCGGGGAACGTATCCCGAGCCGCGCCGCCCTTGAATCGTCAGCGGTTCCGGATCGCCGCCGAAACATCGGCGCGACTCACCAGGCGATGCGTCGTCGGCGGAACACGCCCGACCGCCATACGCTGCAATCGCTCGCGCTCCGTCCAGCCGGCGCGAATCTCCGCCGCGCGCTGCGCGATTAGCTCCGGCGGAAAATCTTCCTCCGTCGGTTCCGGCTGGCGCTTGACCCCGGGCCGGCATCCGCGGGGCCGCGGTTTCAATCCCGCCAACTGGTCGAGCCGCCGGGCCGCGAACGCGTCCCGCGTCAAATCCATTTCGGCGCAGATGACCGAAACAGCGGTTCCGTCGTCCCACAGTTCGAAGACGCGGGCGATTTCCTCCGCCGTAAGTCGTCGATTTCGGCTCCGTTGCAGCATTCCGCGCCCTCCGCCAGGTCGTGAGCCTCGAACTCCGCGAGCCAGATTTCGACGAACGACCGCGGACCGTAGCGGCGCCGCACGAAACCTAGGTCGACCTGGTCGTCGTCCTCGAACGCGACGCCGTGCAGCGCGTCCAAAATCCCCTTCGCGAGGTTGTCCGCGTCGCCGCAGCGGTGGCCGGGGAACCGCGGCGCCGTGCGGCGCAGCTCACCCGACGCGAGCCGGTGCGAGCCGGGCCGGGCGAATACCGCGAGGATCGAAACCTCGACGGGGCCGGCGGCCAGGGGGACGCCCGCAGCTTGCGCCCCGAGGCGGACCGCCTCCCGAAACGCGTGGATCGGATGCGACGCCGGAACGTAGGCGCGAGCAAAGCCGCCGACCCGGGACACACGGGGCCGGGGCTGCGGAACGGGATCGCCGTATACGCGAAACGATAGGAGCATCCTTGCCCCCCGGGGGAATCCGTTCGGCTAGTTCCGGCCGTGCCAGACCTTCGCCCGTTCTTCCGCTGCGACGCTCGCCCGAACCCGGGTCAGGTCCGCGAGCGTCTGCGCCCGATACCAGGCGCCGCCGGAAATGAACCCAACGAAGAACACGCCCACGCAGACGACGACGCCCGCGACGATCCAGACGAAAGCCGCCACCGCTCCCATACGCGCACCTCCGGGGGAGACGCGAATGTACCGACCTCCGCGGCGCCGTCCAGGAACTCCCGACTCCCGAACTACGCGCCGCCCTTAACACAACTGGTCAAGGAAAACCGACCGACACGAAACACGCCCGAAACAAGGCCCGAAACGCCCCGAGCAAAACGCCCGTCAAGGGGCCGACGGACCAAGGTTGTCCCGGTTGCCAAACTACCAGACCGCAGAATCATCTTCCGAGCCGATGCCACTTGTGGGGCTCTGGCTTGCGTTCTCCGGGCCGACCGCAACGGCGGGCTCCCCGGAGCCGTCCGCCTGCCCGTTCGCCCTTCCTGCGGCATCCTGCCGCCTCTCGCGATGAATCGACCGGGCGGCCTCCATGCTCTCCGCATACTCGCCGTCGGTCATCATGCGATTGAAAAACCGCCCCGCCAGGTCATCCGGGCATCCGGGCGGCGCGCTCCGCCAGGACTTGCGCCGCCGCGCCTCCCGCGCTTCGATCGCGAGCTTTTCGTCGAGCGACAGCGGCGCCGCGGAGCCGGGGCGGTTCGACGGGACGCCGCCGCCGCGCTCTTGCTCCCGGGACAGCCACCGGACGACGAACGCCCGCCAGCGCGATTTCTTCGCCTTCTCCGGGTTCGCCTTGAGCCATTGCCCCATTGCCGCCAACTGCCGGACCTGGTCGACGGCCGGGAACGCTTCCCGCCACTCCGCCCGGTCCGCGTCGGTGATCCCCTCCCAGCCCGCCGCAGGCGTCCACCGGATCGCGTCGGACGGCTGCGACCGCGAACGCGGCTTCCGCGTTTCGGTCGGAGCTACCTCCGAAGGAGGTTTTCTTTTCTCCTCTTCTCTTCTCTCCTCTTCTCTCCTCTCCTCTGGTCCGGTTGCAACCGGACACAAACCGGACAACACCCGGACAGAAGCCGGACAGGAACCGGACAACACCCGGACATTGTCGGTTTTCGCCCGCGAAACCGCCTTTCGGCGACTGTCCAACATGCGGGACTTAGCGGATTTGGAGAACCTGCGGTCCCAGCCGGCTACGGTTAGCGTGCGCGCTTCGTCGGAAAACGAAATCCAACCGACAGCCTCGACGGCGCGCCAAAACTGTTCGTCGCCGCCGAAAGTTTTCGCCAGGCGGGCCGGCGTCCCGCGTAGGGTTCCGTCCGCCGTGTTCATGCTCGCCCAGCCCCACAACAGGAACAGCCGCCCGGCGACCTGGTCCGCCGTCGCGCCGGTCGCTTCCTGGATTTCCAGAAACTCCGGTTTCGTCGGCAGGCAGACGTCCATCCCGATCCATTCACCGGCCATCGTCCACCCCCTCCCGTTCGAGCCGTTCCATGAGCCGGACCCGGGCCGCGTTGACGACTTCGAAACACCAGCGGCGGAATCCCGCCGCAAACTCCTCGAACTCCGCCACCGACGCGCAGGCGTCCGCGACCTCGTCTAGACCTTCCGACCGTTCGCATTCCATTACTCGCCCCCTTCCAGAAACGGAACCAGGTCGACGGCCGGCCGCAGATACGCCTGCGGAACCAGGTAAGCCGCAGCCTTGTGCGACGCGTCCCAAAACCGGGACGACTTGCATTCGGAACCCGGGAGCCAGCCGACGACCTCGACGCCCTCCCGGTAGACGTCCCCGACGAAAGCCAGGACGAAAGCCGCGTCGTCCGGATCCCGCGGATACACGGGCAACGCGTGGCCGCGCTGGTCGATCGCCCGGACCTCGACACGCTCGACGTCTTGCGCGGCGCGATACCCGAGCCCGTGCGCGTACCGCCCGAGCCACTTGGAAACCGCGACCTCCGCCAGGCATCCGACGAAATCCGCCCCGAGCCCCCGGGCGCCGGCGGATTCGTACCGCTCCGCCCGGCCCTCGCGCATCCATTCGAGCCGGCGCTCCAGAGCGGCGCACGCCGCGAGCCGGACTTCCCGGTCAAAGAGTTTCACGCGCATTAGCGACCCCCTCCGGAACGTGCCGATAGACCGCTCGAACCAGGCGGCCGGCCCTCGACCAACGCGAAACCTCCCCGTCGAGCCGGTAAAGGTGCAGACGCTCGCGGTGGACCGTGTCCAAGAGCGCCGCCGCCCACGGGGCCGGCCAGCGAACCGACAGCCCGTCAAACGGACCGCCGACGAACCGACACCGAACGAAACGCAACCGAGCCATACCCGGAATCCCTTCCGCTGGAAGAAACGCGGCGCGCCCTGGTCGCCACCAGGGGACAGGCAGGAGGAACCCGCCGCGGCCCGGACACGGGGCCGCCGCGCCGCGATGATGAATCAAAAAGGCACATCATCCGCGCCGCCGCCGTGTTCCGGTTTCGGAACATTCAGCCGCGCCGGCCGCGTCTCGACCTTCGCGGGCGGAGCCAGGAACCAGCGACCGACGGCCGCATACTCCCGGCCCGACTTCGCGACCTTGCGCCGGACCTCGACGCCGACGCGCCGCCCGACCAGGTCCGACGGCTCGACGTCGCCGACCGGGTCGACGCCGCACGACCGGCAGATCGTCGCGAGCCGCGCTTCGTTATCTAGGCCCGTCCAATCCTCGACGACCGCGACCCCGCCGGGGCCGACGACCTCGACCGAAAGCGCGAGGTAATCGTTCTCCCGATCCCACGGGGCCGGACGCTCGCCGGCCTCCCGGACGATCCCGACATATTCCCCGGGCTCCGGCAGCCCCTCCGCCGCCGCTTCCGCTTTGCCAGAAAACCGCATTCTCGAACCCTCCCTGCAGGAACCACCCGAACCGCCCCGGGCGACGCCGCCCGGGGGAAACCACTAGGCCGGCCCCGAGGCCGGCGGGAACTTGGGACGAACGACAACCGGCTCCGCCGCGGCCGGGGGCTCGACGCGAACCCGCTCCGCCTCGTCCGGGTCGACGATGCCCGAGAACCCGAACGCGTAGCGGGCCGCCTGGACGAACGCCTTATGGCGCAGCATCCGGGCCGGCCAGCGAGCCCAGGCCGGCGAATCCCCCCGGCATTCCGCCAGGTACTCGCAGGCTTCCGACGGATGCTCGCGATCCTTCCGGAACATCCGGCACCGGATCGCCACCAACTGCCCGCCCTCGCGGATGTCCTCGAACGCGAACCCGTTGCATTCGGGGTGACTGTTCACCAGTTGAACCCAACCGTCCACCGAAACGACCGCCTGGAAGCCGCCCTTGTTCGGCACGGCGAAAATCTGCCGCGCCACCGGGTCGAGCCCGTAGCGGTGCGCCAAAACCAACAGCGCCGCCAGTTGCTCGCGGCTCGCGTTCTTCATGCCCAGGCAATCCCGGGCCGTCGCCTCGAACGCGCGAGCCTCCATGCCGTACATCGCGGCCATCGTCGCCAGGAGCGACCGCCGCCCCTCCGCCTCCGCCGGGGCCGCCGGGGCCGCCGCGTAGGAATCGCTCGACCCTTCAACCGTCGCCATCGTGAAACCCTCCCGTTCAACCCTTCGAACCATTGCCGGCACCCGAGCGGGCGCTATCGGCCTCGACTTCCGCGAGCCATTCGCGGACCTGTTCCAACCGGACCGCGAGCCGCATTTCCGCGGCGACGTCGCCCCGATAGAGCCCGTTTCCGAGCGACACGCGGCGCTCGCGAGCGTCCAGCGCGGCCCGCGCCAACGCGTAGAGCCGCGATAGCTCGAAACTCCGTTTCCCGTCCGCCGCCGTCGGCGACCGATCGACCGGCATAGTTGCCCCCTTCCTTAGAACGGCAGGACGTCCGCCGCCTGGACCTCGAACGCTTCGCCCGTCTCCGTCGAGCGAACCAGAAACCCGAGCCCGTCCGGCCGAACTTGCTCGACGACGCCGCGAGCCTGCCCGCCCTGGACCCGGAACCAAATCTCTTGACCCTCGACCGGCAGATCGCCGGGGAACGATTCGAAGAACCGCGGCGCCTTCCGCAGCTTGTCGGCCGCCAGGTCGAATACTTCCGACGCCGACCGCTGGATCCGCAGGACCGGGCCGGCGGGGCCGGGGGCCGCCGACAGAACCCGCCCGCTCGACAGGCCGCGCCCGTAGTCAAACCAGACGACCGAGCCGACCGTGGGCAGGGGCCGCCCGTAGGTTTCCGCGAGCCCCTCGACCGCCGCCAAATACTCCGCCCCGTGCGCGTCCATGCCGCTTCCTCCGTGAAGTGTCGAAACCGAAACTACGATATAGCCGACGAGCCCGCCCCCTTGCAAGCGCCCGACATCATTTCCAGAGAACCGGGTTTCCCCGGGCGCGACGCGCGAGCCGCAATAGCTTCGCCTCCGCCGCGTCGCGAACCTTGAGATACGGATTCGTGATCGGCGCCCCGGTCCGCGGGTTCGCGACGACCGCCCCGTTTTTCGTGATCGACTCCTGAGCCTCCCGGTACTCCGCCCATGCGTGCGCGTACATCGTGGCGACGTCCGGCTCCGCGCCGGCCTCCAGGAGGATTTCCCGAACCCGCTCGAACGTGAGCGCGGCCCCGTCGTCTACTTCGCCCATACCTTGACCCCCGACAGTTGAAACGGTTTCAGATCGTCCATCGTCCAGGCTTCCCGAACGCCCGTCGCGTCCTCCGCCTCCCGCCGAGCGCAAAGCCGGGGCAGGATCGGGATTTCGTTTTCGATTTCGTGGACGAGCGAAAACGCGTCGTCGCCCTCCGAAACGTCGAACTGTTCGAAACGCGGATTGAAGTTGAGATTCATGGAACCCCGCGCGAGAACCCGATAGTTCGCGTCCCATACCGTCGCAATCTTTGCGTGATTCATGCAGACGCGAACGCTCTCCGGGCCGAACTTGTCCCGCCATCGGTCGATCAGCTCTACGTTTCGTTGCTCCGCCGAACGGTCGACGATAAGCCGGCCGCCAGCCAGGCGACCGTCCCGCAACAGCCGCTCGAACGACTCGACCTCGTAGTCAGCGATGCACCAGGTCCAAACGGAAATCGACGGCCGCTCCATGCAGTCGATCAGATGCCCGACGACGTCGATCATCGAAATCTGGCCGCGCGTGACCGCGAAAATCGACATTCCCTTTTCGACGGGGCCGATGCAGTCAGCCGCCGTCGTCCTCGCGTTCAGAGCGTTCGCGACGCGCGACGCCTTCGCGGCCGTGGGCTTTTTCTCTTTCATTGCAGAACCTCCCGAGTTAGGGAATCGGAACTATAGCGGATGACCCGGACCGCCCGCCGGCCCGAGCCGAAAGCCATCGCGGGGGCGGGGACCGCCCGGAGCGCCGACGCGAGCCGGCCGTAAAGGCATCCGTCCCGGAGACCGCCGACAATCTGCCACCGGAACCCGGCGGGGATGCCGGGCCGGCCGCCGACGAACTCGACGACCGCGTTTTCCGTCCGATGGACGAACCGCGGGAGGAACCCATCGGACTTGCGGACCCAGCCGCGCCGAATCTCCGCCAGCCGAACTTGAATGCCAGGAACCATCGCGAAACCTCCCGTCGTCGGATCGTAGTTTCGAAATCCGAACTACGCTCTAGTATACGAACCGGGCGGGGGATGGTTCAAGCAAAACCCGGGAGAAACCGCGGATTTTCAGCCGCGCCGGGCATCCCGGGCGGCCGGCTTGCGCTTCGGCTTCGCCTTGGGCTTTTGCCGGTTGCAGACCGCCCGGCTTGTGAGCGTCCGCCGGACTTCCTTTGCGGTCCGCTCCGTCACCAGGGGCCGCCCGCCGGCCATCCGGACGGTTTCAATCCGCCCCGTATTCGCGAGCCGGCGCAGGTAGGTCGGCGTGCAGCCGGCGACGGGGGCCGCCTGTTCGAGCGTCATCAGCGGCGAATCGGTGACGACCATGGTTTCCATGCTCCAATCTTCGTTCGGGTTTCCGAACTTGTCCAGCAAACTTGACCCCGCCACGGGCGGGGGATAGGGTTCATCCGACGGACAGTTTCGGCCGCGTTTCCGCGGCCCGCTCCCGTCGAATCCTGTTCGCGAAACGGAACAGGATTCGACGGTTTCGAATGGCGGGGACAGGAATCGGCCGAAACGACCGTCAAGAAACGATCGAAAGGAAAAACCCGGCTCGACTTCGGACAGATACCCCTGCGATGGGGATAAGACGGGGCCAATGGATGCCCCCCGTTCCCGACACTGGCAAGGATGCGCGGCTAAATAAAGGACGCCCGCGCTATGACTCTCTCCCACTTCCTCGAAACCGTCTACGTTCCCCTCCGGCTCCGCGGCCGGTCCGAAAACTCCGTTCGGCTCTTGCGCCACGCCGTCCGGCAGTTTTCCCGATTCCTCCGCCGGGAAGCCATGCTCGCCGACCTCGACGACCTGGTCGTGAGCCAATATCTCGCCGCCCGGGGGCGCACGCTCTCGCCGTATTCGGTCGAGCGCGAACGCTGCGGCATCCTCGCGCTCTGGCGACTCGCGGCCGACCGCCGGCTCGTCGACGTCCGGCCATGCGTCCAGGCCGAGCTATTGCCCGAGCGAACGCCGCGAGCATTCACCGGGGCCGAACTCCGGAGCCTATTCCTCGCGGCAGGGGCCGAGCCCGGGTTCGTCGGTCCGGTTCCGGCGGGAACATTCTGGCTCGCCCTGGTCGCGGCGCTTTTCGAATCGGGCGAACGCGTGTCGGCCATGCTCGCCGCACCGAAAGCCGGATGGTCCGCCCCGTTCCTTCGGATCCCGGCCGCCATCCGCAAGGGGCGGCGCCGCGAGCGCGTCTACGAACTCTCCGCCGATACCGCCGCCCTGGTCGACGCCGCCAGCCGGCACGACGCGCCTACGCTGTTTTTCTGGCCGCTCGACCGGGCGACCGTCTACAACCGCTTCGGACGAATCACCGAACGCGCCGGGCTAGGCCGGGGGCGCGACGTCAAGTTTCACGCCCTGCGGCGCTCGACCGCGTCCCACCTAGCCGCCTCCGGGCTAGGAATAGACGTCGCCGGCTACATGGGACACGGGTCCGATAGGGTCACTCGCCGCAGCTACCTCGACCCCAGAATCGTGCAAGCCGGCGGGCCGAAACCGCTCGACGCCCTCGCGCGAATCTTCCGGGCCGGCTAGACCCGCCACCGAACGCCGGCAATCCGTCGCGCCCGGCGCCGCTTGCCGATGAAATGCCACAGGTAATCGGACATGGGCGTGACGACCCGCCCCCGCTTGCAAATCGACGCCGGCCGAATCGCGTTCCACGTTGGCGGGAGCCATTCGGCCGGGGCGGCGCCGGCCGCAAGTAGAACCGAAAGCGACGACTGATCGGCAACGCCCGTATGGTCCCAGCCGTGCGCCTCCCCGCAAGCCCGGGCGCGCGAGAATAGCCCCGCGTGGATTGCAGGCGAGTAGATGATGAAACCGGCATTCAAGAGCCGCGCCGGATCCTGGACCGGCGGGAGCCCGAGCCGCTCCGCCCAGAGCGCCGCCGCCTCCGCGCGGAACGGCCGCAACTTCTCGACGGTCGACTGATCCGCCGTGACGACGCCGACCGCGGGCTCCGGCACCAGGCCGAACGGATCCGGGGCATCCGACCGAATCAAAACGTCCGCGTCTAACTGCAAAACCCGCGCGTAGCGCTGGACTACCAGTGGCGCGAATAGCTTCTGCCAGAAAATATGAACCGGGGCGACCCGCTGCCGGATCTCCACCAGGTCGCATTTCCAACGCTGCGCCGCGTGTTCGAACGACCGTCGCGACGGCGGATAGAGCGACCGGCCGCCGACGTTCAGGACTAGCAAGCAACGGCGCACGCGTCCCCCTTTTTGATATGAGCCACAGCCGCCGACAGCTGCGCGGCCGTCGGCTCGACCCCGAGGAACTCGACCAGGTCGCCGACGACCGCCGCCGGGTCGTCCCGCATAGCCCGCCAATCGACCCGGTAGACCAGGTCCGCGGGGAACGTCGACAGGAACGAATCCCGTTCCTGCCATAGCCAACGCTGTACCGCCTCCGCCTCCGCGTCCGTAATCGCCAGCCAGCCTTTGGCGTCCCTGGACCGCCGCCGCAGGCTTTCGATGGACTCTTCCAGGGGCCGATCGCAGACGACGACCCGCAACGCGTCGCCGGCCGCCTCGACCAACTCCGGACCCATTGCGCAGAGGTGCGGATACTTGCCGCCGGCTATCGTCCGGCCCGCGAACCTCCGCCGGACCCAGCCGGACAACTGCCGCGCCAACTCCAGGCGGTCCATTGTGAGCATCGGCGACGGGAACCGGGCGGCCCGCTCGCAAATCGCCGCCAGGCCGCGAGCCTCCCCGCCGCCGCCGTTCCGGTTCTCAAACCCGCCGAGCTTGTCGCCCATGCTCACGCCGAGCTTGTGCAGCACCATCGCGCAGGCCGACGAACCGGAACGATGAAGCCCCATGACCGCGACGAACTTCCGTTCGGCCGCAGGCGCCGCGATGCCCGCAGCCGGCTCCGGCGGCGCCGAGCGACCCCGCCACCAACGTTCCGCGGTTAGCTTGCCCGATATGTTCGACTGCCCCGCCGCCTGCCCGCAGAGCCATTCCGCCGGAGCGTAGAACCCGCTCCGCTGTTCCTTGTGCATCCGCCCGTAATGATGGTCGATATGGAATCCGTTCTTCCACTGGTCCGACGCGTGGAGCCAACGGTATAGGCGGAGCATCCCGACGCGCCCGCGGATAGCGTAGGCATGGGTCCGGTTCACGTTCGACGCCCGGACGACCAGGCGGTTTCCGGGGACCGCCAGCGGGGGCCGCAAGTGTTGCCCGCCGAAATACGCCTGGACCCAATCAGACGGAAGCGCCGCCAGATACTCGCGAGCCCGAGCCGCGAACCCCGGGCAAAACGTCGCGTCGTCCTCGAATATAAGAACGCTTTCCTGCCCCGCGTTAATCGCGTCTTCGATGATTCGAACGTGCGAACGGTAGCAACCCCAGGCGCCGCCGCCCTGCCGCCACCATGACGGATGCCGGCACCGCGACCCGTCGACAGCCCGGACAACTTCGACTTTGCCGAACGGGAAATCCGCCGGCAGACCGGCGAAGAACGACGCCAGCCGGTCCGGCCGGCGATCCAGCGACACCACACACACACGGTCAAACATAGCCCGCAGCCCTCGCATTTTTGATAGCCCTACGAATCAACGCCCGACCTACCGCCGGGACGAACGGCAAGCGCCGCCGCCGGCTTTCCTCCCGTAGCCACTCCAGGACCGTCGCCTGGTTCGCCTCGACCCACGCGACGCCCCGGTTGTCCATTTCCCGCGCGCGAGCGTTGCACCGGCACGACGGCGAACTCCGGATCCCCAGCTTGCCGAGAAGTTTTTTCAACTCCGTCCCCGCGCCGCCCTTCGGGGCCGGGGGCTTGCTCGACGGGGCCGGGAAAGGAGCGCTGCGCTCGCGGCTAGTGGCCCTCGACTCCTCGCACGGCCCGGGATAGTTGTCCCGATACCATTGCTCGCACGCCTGTTTGCTAAACGCGTCATACGGGAATGCCGCCGCCACGCCCTGCGCTTCCTCTAGCGTGTCCCAAACGCCCGTAGGACAGCATTCGCCCGGCCCGCAGTCGGGATGGATGAACGTGCAGTATTTATCCGGCGGGCAGGAAGGTGGAGTGCAGGACGTTGCCGGAGGCGGTTCGGGGCAAGGCCCATCGGGTGGGGCGACAGCCGCGCCGCCAGCCGCCGCACATTGGCGGGCAGCTTCGGCTATTTCCTCTTCGGAGCAATCCGTCGGAAAATATTTCTGGCATAGCCCGTCGACGCCGTTCGGGAAGAAAAACCCATCCGGGCATTGCTCCGGCGGCGGGCCGGGAATCTCGCAGACTAGGCAGCAACCGGGCTCCGGGCAGGGGCGCCCCATCGGCCCGCCGCCGTGCATGGATTCCGTACAATCCCGCTCCGCCTCCAAATGATCCGGCAGCGGGCCGCCGTCCGGCTCCGAGCCGCATTCAATCGGCGTGTATTTCGCGCACCAAACATGCGTGTCCCTGTCCTCGCAAACGTAGCCCTCCGGGCATTCGTCGCACCGTTCCGGATAGACAGCATCCGGGAAATCGAAAGAGCATTCGTAACAACAATCCTTGACGGCATCGCTCGAGGGCGACCCGCTCGACGACGACGACGACGAACCCGACGACGAGGAACCGCCGCAACATTCGCAGACGCCGAGATTATGCCGCGTCGTTCGCGCCATTACTCCTCCCAGACCCGCGCCCATATTTTCGTCTTCTCGACGATTAGCTCGCCGTCGACGCAACTAACATTCGTGACCACCTCAAGCCACTCCCCCGGGCCGCAGCTTCCGCCGCCGCCACCGGAGCCGGAGCCGGAGCCCGAGCCGCCGCCACCACCGGAGCCGGATCCCGAGCCGCTGCCGGGTCCGCCGCCACTCCCGCTACCGCTTCCGCCACTTCCACCGGACGACGCGCAAGAGCACCGCTCGCAACACTCCTCGTAGGATTCGTGCGGGTCGCCCTGCGGCGGTAAACCATTCCAGTAGTTCCCCGGCTCGTTCGGTTGGCGACAAACGGCTTTTGTCTCGTCGTCGTCCGGCCAATAGCAAAACCAAGGGGGCGGCGGGTTGCATTCCGCGTCGCAGTCTTCGAGCGTGTCGTGATGGCCGGAGATCGGCGCCAGCGGCTCCGCGCCCGGTTCCGGGGTCCATAGCCCCGCGTCGTCGTTCGGGTCGTCCGAAACGTGGCATTCCTTGATAGGATCGCCGTTGTCGTCCGTTCCGACCTGGTAGCAATACCAGCGACCCCAGTAGCTCGAAGCCTCTTCCGACGAAGACGACCCCGGCAAGCCGCAGGCTTCCGCGCATTCCTCATATGTCGAATGCGGCCCCGACTCCGGGTATAGCGGCTCCTGATCGGATCCCGGCGGGGTCCAGGCCGCGTATTCGTCGTCCGGGTCGTCCGGCGTATGGCATTCCTTGATAGGATCGCCGTGCGAATCCGTCCCGACGACGTAGCAATACCAGCGCCCCGCGGAATCGCCGCTACCCGAACCGCCCGAGCCTCCGCCGCCGCCGTCGCCCGAGCCGTCCGAATCCCCGGAGCCGTCCCCGGACCCGTCGCCCGAGCCCCCGGACCCGTCGCCGGAACCGCCCGAACCGCCGGAGCCCCCGGAGCCGCCCGAGCCGCCGTCGCCCGAGCCGCCGGAGCCCGACGAACTCGACGACGACGACGACGAGGAAGTCGACGACGAAGACGAACTCGACGACGAGGAACTCGACGACGAGGAACTCGACGACGAGGAACTCGACGACGAGGAACTCGACGACGAGGAACCGCATTCGCATTCGACGACTCGCAGGATCCGCCAGAACGGCTTTTCGCCGTTGTCCCGCGGGTATTCGTAGCGAGCCTCGACGACCGTTCCCGTGGGCAGCTTCTCGCCCGACGGATTCCCCTGCGCCGCATTGAACAACGCGACGACCGACGAGACGTCGCGGACCTCGACCGGATCCTCGCGGGGCGTGACCAGCTTGAACGACGCGCCGCAGCCCGATTCCGACTCCGCCGCCGCCAAGTAGACCTCTTGCGCCT